GTTTTGCTTTCCGCATTGTTGTTAAATGCAATAACTACTTTTTCACCTCTAGCCCCTGTTAGCTTTCGCATTACATCGGACTTGATTTGCTGTTGTTTTTCTTTATCAGGAACACCGTTGTTAAAGTTGACTACCTTAGTTCCACTAAAACCATTTTGAACATCATTAATTAAGTAGTCTGCTATTTCACTTTCTAATTCTGCGTAAGCCAACCCACCTTGATAATCAACAGGGCAATAGTAATCATATCCTGAAACATATTTTTTAATTATTTTTATCTCAGGTTCGTTACCATTACCAAAACCAAAAGCAGCTATTCGTTGAGGTTTATCACTACGTTTAACTTTTGACCAATCGGGATGATAGTAATATGCTTCTATCTCTCCATCATCGTTCATTTTTTCCGCTCTTAGCGTTTGTCTAGGGAAATGTTCAGCTTTTTTCACTTCACCTTTTTGATACAACACTTGGAACGCTCCCTCTCCTAATAGTTTTAAGTCTAGTATTATCTTTCTCAAACAAGAGTCGGAAACAATAGAACGCATCGCAGCGTATTCGTTTGGTTTTTTATTACTATCTAAAGCATCAAGTCCTTTACCATAAATCATATTACTAACTCCATTTATAATAGAATGGTTAGTAGTTGAATTAGTGTAAAGTTCAATCAAATAAGAGTAGTAATTGTTGTTGTCTCCATACTCTACCCATTCACGATTTTTGTCCTCGCTTATCTTAGGTCTATTGTATGAAGCTAAATTTACAATGTGTAAGTTATCCATTAGAATGTAATAAATTCGTTATCTGTGTCATTAGAAATAAATGCACCACTATTTATAGTGTAGTCTGTTAAGTCCGCTTGATTAGTACAAAAGATTTTATCTTTATGTATAACCTCAGAACCCTCTTTAATCTCAAAAGTATATGTAACATCCTGCTTTAACGGAAAGACAGCTGTATAAGTGTTATAATACAAATGCTCTGCTATTGCCGTAGTGTCTTGATTATACACTTCTGAGTTTGTTGATTCGTTTAGGATAGTTACGTTATAAGTACTACCACTAACAAATTTTCTAGGTATCAAATTAATAGTTTGCGGACTTGCGCTTTCTTCTAATACAATCATATTAATACAATAAAAAAACTTTGAATTTGTTATAATAAAAAAGGGTAACATCTCTGCTACCCCTCTTTCAATCAAATGAAAATCCTATTATGAATTTGTACCCTCAGTAACGGTTACAGGTGTAGTAAGCCCTGCAAACGGATTAGCCGAAGTCGCACCCTCTAAGAAGTTAGCTGGTTTTAATTCTTGCGCATTAAGGGTTAACGTATAACCACTTAAATCTGCCATTGCTGCTCCTGTGGAAATAGTTCCTCCAGTTACTTCTGCTCCGTGTTCCGCACCCATCATAAAAGCATTACCGTTGTAATCTTCTACTACTACGTGAGGTCTCCCAAAAGCCAATAGCTTTAATTCTTTGTTATCTTCCTTAGACAATTTCTTTAGTGTAAGGTTTAGAGTTTGGTCAAAGAAAGTCGTACCGTTTTCACGGCTTGACGTAATAGCCTGCTCGAAGCTACTTCCGCCTTTTAATTCATATTTGTATGCGGTAACAGCACCTAAGTCATCAATAACGTCTGTATCGGTAATATCATACGAAATACTTATATCTCCATAGTCGATAAAGTAAACCGCCTTGATACCTCCTACTACGTCTTTGCAGGGTTCTTTTCTACCACGAGTTAAATCACAAGCCATATTTTTTATATTAAAAAAGGGTAGGCAGATTAGTTACCACCTACCCCTTTAAGTTATTTAATCCTATTTATTAAGAATAAAGAACAATATCAGAACCGATACCGTACTGTACTCCTGCAGTAAATCTCATTACGACTCTTACGTTTTGAGACCCATCAATGTCAGCCATATCAATAACTTTCACCTCGTTGTGGTCAGATAAAAGACCAGTTCCAAAGTATAGGTTAGATTTTTCAGCAGCCATTGCAGTATTCGCACTAAGTCCGTTAGCAACAAAGATTTTGATACCATCAAAGGTTAACGCACCGTTGTTAAACCATTGAGTTCCCATTGCGTTTGTACCTGAACCACCTAGTCCTGCAGTTGCAAATCCTCCTAATGCTCTTACATACGCTCTAGCGATGTTTTGAGAAACGTAGATGTTTAAATCTTCACTTCCATAAAGAGTAGATGGGATAGCGTCAGCAATCTTTCCTAATTCGTCAATTACGTTTCCAGCAGTTACTGTAGTTCCGATTACGTCAGATACAGTTCCGTCTAGAAGTGCTTTAGTCACAAGACCATCAAACTGTCCGCTTGTAGCAGTTGAACCTGCCCAAATAGAGGTTTCTGTTCTTTGTGCAACTTTTGCAGCAACGTGGCTAATTAAGAAATCAGAAAAAGATGATGGTAAAGAATCGTGTGCGCTAAAGCCCATTGAGATAGCTTCCCAGTCATTTTGAAAATCTTTCTTACAAAGTTGTAAGTTCACTTGTTGATACTCAGGAGTCAAAGTTCTTTCGTCTAGTGTAATAGTGCTAGTCGCTGTGAAATCACAAGATGCGTCTTTTACTAAATCGTCAGTTGAAATTGTTTTGATAACCTCTTGAAATTTGATGTTAGGCTTAACTGTAAGTCCTCCACCCTCTAAAGTTGATGCGCTTAAAAGAGCAGCAGAAATATATTGTCCTGCAAATTCTCCGTTATATGCAACACTTGCATTTTGAGTTGTTGTTGTTGGCATTTTTTATTTATTTATTTGTTATTTTTTAATGTTTGCAATTCTTTGCATAACTCTATCCGCTGTATTACTTGGTCTTTTTTGCGAGAATAGATTTAAGTTCTTTTTAGTTTCTGCTTCAGGGTTGTGAGTAATCTTTGCAATAGGCTCAGCAGACAATTCTACTTCTTCCTCAGATGCATATACTGTTTTAGTAGTAGTTTCCTCAGACTTAATAGTATTAGGTGCTTCTTCACTCATTTCCTCTTTAGGCTCTAGCATTGATTTAATTTCTTCAATCATAGCTTTAACCTCAGCTAGTTCTTCTTTAGTAGCGTAGCCCATTTCTTCTTTTTCATCTTCTTTGGCTTCTACCTCTTCCTCAGCAGGTGCTTCTTCCTCAGTCGCTCCAATAGATGCAATAATGCCTTCTTCTTCTACGATTAAAGTTTCCCCATCTTCTAAAGTGTAATCTCCTACTGGTAAGGCTACTTTCTCATCCTCAGTTACAATAAATACTTCACTTCCTACAGCAAAATCTTCACTCTCTATAACCGTACCGTTTTCTAAAGTTGCCTGTGCTAGTTTAACCTCTTGAGATAACTCTACCCCAATTAGTTCTTTTACTTTGTTTAACATATCTGTCGCTTTCATATAATATTACAATAAATTGTTTGTAAGGTTGTTGTATTTTACTTTCTTGTTTTGTATTCGTAATTATTTTCTACAAAATCAATACCTTGTTGTAATCTATTTTTATCTGTTTCTAATAAACTTACTGATGCTTTTACTTCTTGATATAAATTACTTGCAGATGGTTTTATTCCCATATCAATTAACTCTTTTTCAAATTCTTTAACTATTGGATTGAATTTTGATATATTTTTTTCAATTTCTTTAATTAAATTTTTTGATTGCTTTATTTCATTATCTAATGTGCTGATAATGCTATTTACTTTTTGTTCTTGTTTTTTAAGTAAGTCATCTAATTCTTTTTCTTGTTTTTGTTTTAAAGAATCTATTTCTTGTGCATCTTTTTTACCTAAAGATTTTAAATCTTCTACATTATTACCAAGAACACTTCTATGTTCATTTACTTTTTCATAAATTTCATACTTTAATATACTTTTTGCTTCAGATACGGTAAATAAATTTATTTTCTCTTTAGCTAACTTAGTAATTATCTTTTGTACGCTTGGTTTCATATTATTATATCTTTAATGAATTTTCAATATCTATTTCTATCCTCACGCCAAGACGTGATAAGTCGGATAATCCTGATTTTGCATTATCAAGTAAACCATATTCTTTAGAAGCAGAGGTGGTTGCGCCTAATTGTTTTAAAATAGATTCTATTTCATTCATCTCTTTATTGACTGTGGTTTGCATTGTCATCAACTCTTTGTTGCTTGATGCAAGTTCCTTTCTATCTTGTCTAATATTGTTTAATAATTTTTTTACCTGATTAAGTGACGAATCCACTCTGTCTTGTAAACGTTCTGCTTCATTCATTAATTTGTTAGCATCACTTATAATTTTTTGTGAACGTGCCAATTCAATCTTTTGTGTAGAAAACTTTTGTAGTATCTCTTTTGTTTTTGAATCCATATTTATATAATAATATATTTAACGTTTTGTTATATTTTTATTCAGTTCCTGTTATGTTTCCTATCCCTTGTGCTTGGAAGCTACCATCACAACATTCTCTTGAATAGGTTTTACCATCCTTACATAAACACGCTCTACGGTCATTTTGTGGACTAGGATTTCTTTCTGTTTTTTCTTTCATTAGCTAAAGTTTGCGTTTTGTGTGCGTTGTATAAAATAGATAACATCCCATATTTTACTACTATCATTAACAGATTTTATTTTTAACTGTACTCCATCAGCAACAAAAGTAGAATCAGTATAATATTGCATAATTACGTTCTCAGAATGTTCTACATCATTTCCTTTTGGAAAGTTAATAGTTCCCGAAACTCTTGATATATCACCTGAGCCAACAAGTTTGTATTCTAAATACGCTTGATTAGCATTAGCAGTACTAGCTTTAAATGCCCAAGTAAATATATAAACGTCATTTTCATTAACCCCTAATATCTTTTTAGTTGTTGAATCATAAAAGTTAATACTTGGATGACTGCGAATAATGTTACCACTATTATTAGGCACTACTACTTCTACGTTTTGTGCTAAGGTTAATTTACTTGCAGGTGTATATTGTGTACAATCGTATCTTGCCCAACCTCCTATTGTTGTAACGTCTTGTGGATATACTACTACGTTCTGACTATTATGCCCCATATACAAGGCACTATCAGTACGCAACATTGCACCGTTTTCGATATTTACATTATCTACTACGCTTTGACTTACATCCTCAACGTGGACTCTATACGCTGTGTTCTTACTCATTCTCGAAACTCTTTATTTTAGATTCAGCCCAAGACTTTGCACTTTTGCCACCCCATAATAAGTAAGATATATAACCACAAGACTCAGTATCTCCTTTTTCGTAATATACTTCTGCTCTTGATAGATAAGAAAACATTCTTTTTATAGTTGCTTCGCTAATCGGTTCTTTATTGGCTAACTGTTGCGCTCTTACTTTTCCTACTTGTGTTGCACACTTGTTTCCTACTTTCTCATTTAGTTCGATACCACGTTTAGCATTATTAGAAACACTATCGGGATAATCAGAATAAGACTCTAGTTCTGTCTCTTGTAGTAGTTCTTTTAGTTCCTCTAATAAGTATTCATCCTCTATTTTAGACAAATCGTCTTTTAAGGATTTATCTTTTGGTCTTTCTGCTTTGTCTGCAAAATATCCCTCAATAGAAAACCCTTTTACTCTCCCTGTTTTGACGTAGTTGTTCCAAATGTCATCGTTTAAGACTTTCATTGAGACCATCCAAGTACCAATAGGCATTTCTAAGTTGTAATGTCTTGATTTATCCTTTTCGCTTTCTACTATCCAACTCTCAACAACACTTAAACCAGTTAAAGGCATTTGGTGTTCTAGTGTTGAATTGTTTTGATTGCCATTTATAAAGAATAACTCACTAGCTTTCCTTACGGTATCACGACTAAAATATATATAATACTCGTTATCTTCGTTTTTACGATAAATAGGCTTATTAGGAATTAAAGCAGCACCCATAAGTATGCGCTTTTCCTTGTCTATTTCTGCAAGTTTAAACTCTTGGTTCTTTAAAGCAATAAAATCTTCTTCGATTGCAGGGGATTCTACTACGCTAATAGCTTCAATTCCGATTGCATCTTCTTCGTCTATAAATAGTTCTACTATATCCATATTAATACAATAATATTTTTATTATTTTGTTACCCTATTGATGCTCCCTCAATGATATTTCTATCTAACGCTTGGGCATTG